ACAGGTATCTTCTTCCCCAGAACAGGTATCTTCTTCCCCAGAACAGGTATCTTCTTCCCCAGAACAGGTATCTTCTTCCCCAGAACAGGTATCTTCTTCCCCAGAACAGGTATCTTATTCCTCAGAACAGGTATCTTATTCCTCAGAACAAAAACAGACACCTTCCAGTACAACAAATGTCTCACCCAGTTCAACACATGAACAATCAATTATAAATGAACTGGACGAATTTGGATTATATAGTTTTACAAAAAAAATTTTATTAGGAAATATAATATCACATCCTATTAATCAAAAAGATCCTGTCCATCCATATTTATTTAACCCCGCCACATATGATTGGATTCTTTTTGATGTTGCTGAAAAAAGTCAAGAAACTATGACAAACATGTTTTATGGTCTTTATGAGAATGAAATTCTTAAAAATGGCGACTTTACACCTGAAGAAGATTATGATTTTTTTAATAAAGATGAAAAATACATGATATTAATAAATATGTATTTTAATGAATTAAAAGGAAAAAATATTAAATATACTGAAAATTATGAAGAAAATGAAAACCAATATATTATATTATATACAAGTGCTTTGGATTCTTTAAAAAGTCAGAACCCTGAAGAAATTAAAAAAAACCTAAATAATCTATTTAGATTTGTAATATTATATTCTCATCCAGATAAATTTACACATAGTGATGAAAATAAAGGAAAAGAAATCAAAGATTTTGCGACAGCCAAATATATATCCATACAAGATTCATTTAAAAGTCTTAAAAATATATATGGTTTAAGGGGTGGAGGTAAAAAAAAAACAGCCAAACAAAAAGAACAAGAGCAGAAAGCGTTTATTGGATTAAATAAATTGCTGGGTAAAACGATAATTGAAAATAGTCTTTCATTAATGAAATGTATTTCTGGTATCAAAAGTCATGGGTATTTTCCTATAATTATACCGAGCAAGACTTTGGGGTATTCTGGTGCACGAACTTATAAAAAATTTTTTTCAGAGTATAGTGGAAGAAAACCGAAATTTTTATCTATTTTTAATGGTGAAGGAATGAAACAAATTTTTACAGATCAAGGTTATTACGATGCATCAAAGGGGGGAGGAATAGACTGGGACAAAATATGTCCAAACGATTATGGAGAATTTATGACGAAACCTGTTGGAGGTGCACCATTAGAATTAAGAAAACTAATTGCAAGACGTATTTTACTTAATATCCAAGTTCTAATTTTATATTTAAGATGTTCTCCTAGCACCGTTAAACCCATTGGAGTGTTAAATGCTCTATATCTAACGATTGATAAAACTGCCAGAGAGTTAAAAGATGTTAAAAACACAAATTACTGGGCTAGGGGGAAAACACCGGATCATACAGCAAAAATAAACAAATACTTTGGTATGACATCTACTGATAAAACTCCTAAAGAGATAATAACATTTATAGAAACAAATAGGACAAAATGGTTTGGATTTATGTTTGATTTTTATGAAGATAATCCTGCCGGATATACTAAAATCATTAAAAAAACAGGAAAGAAGGTACCATTTATACCATTTGTTACATTACCAGAATGGTTAACAAGTGGTACAGAAGATGATGCGTTACAATACTCTTTTAATATTGTATTACAAAAATTGCTACCAGAATTTGTATTCTTTATGGGTGATAACGAAATAATGAAATTACCAGGATTTATAAAAAAAGATATTGGAACAATCGCAACAAACCATCCTTTACCTAAACCATTTACAGATGATGAAACCGTCTCATTAAATAGGAATGCTTATGTAATTAATAATGCAGCGAAAATTTATCCTACAGTACAAAAAATGAATCAGTCTAGGAACCAGTTTTTTAATTTATCGGGTAAAAATATAAGAGAAGCCCAATTTTGTCCAATAGCATCTATTGCTGATAATCAATCATTATGTTCAGTTACAGCACCAGGAATGGCTGCCAAAACATTTGCACGTTCGCATACTTATGATTTAGAAATGGGTCTTGAAGCAGAGGATGCCGTAGGACAAACGTACTCATACTCAGTAAATATGACTAAATCAGTTTCTAGAGATAACTATTATATTTCTGCAGTACTATCTATACCGGGAATTCCATCCATTATGGTAGGAGATGTGGGTGAAAAAAATGACCTTAAAGGTTCCCCACTAGGAGCAGTATCTACATACTATCATTTATTAAAAAATATGAATAATAATATTAGTCAATTCATAATGAGTAAACATTCATCTACTAAGAGTTCTTCACCACGGGAAATATTAAGTGAATTTTTTTTAAAAAATATGGAAACAATTACCAAGATGTGTGTTAAAAAAAGCATTGGAGATTATGGTCAAGAACATACGGCAAGTGCAAAATTTGGTGCAGGCGTGGAGGAAGAAGTAGTAAGTGCAGGAATAGATAGTGCTGGAAATAATATTGTATTACCATATACTGACGATGGAGATTCTTTGCGCATAATGCTTGCACGTGACAGACCGTCAGCATATAGAAATATATTTATGCTTTTATTTTCTGAAGAAAATTCAGTTAATAGCAGAGCCGCTGCTGGATACTGGGACGAAAGTGAGGGTGTAATGAGTCATAAAAACACAATAGTTATATCTCCCGCAACATTATTACCAAAAGATGATGATGGCAAAATTAACTTTAATAGATCACCACAGTCAGATAGCACTCTTGGTTTTCCTGATTTAAATAATGTCACCAGTGCAAATGGACCCATTTCGGGTACTCCATTTAAACAAGAAAATTTAAGATTAAACTTGAGAAAAAGTAAAAGAATTAAACAAAGAGTAGCATTTAATCTTTCTCAAAGGGTAAAAATTAATAGAGGTTTTGCAAAATGGTTAAAAAAAAATGAGGTAAGATTGGAAAGCAAATTACCTACAAAAAATCAAGATATTTTTACGAAAAAAAGTAAATTAATAGACCTAAAAAATATGTTTTTACAAGAAATGGGTGTTACAAAAGGGGGAAAACGAAAAACTAGAAAAAGAAGATCGTTGAAAAGGAAAAAAAGGACAAAACGACGATCAACTAAGAGAAAAAGAAAGACTATTAAAAAACGAAAAAAGAAAAGACGTCACCGAACAAGAAGAAAATAAATTTTAAAATCTGATTAAATATTATATGTATCATTTTAATTTTGTTCAGTTTTTTGTAACGGTTGGGTTTTTTTATATAGAGGCATTAATTCACTATAATATAGGAAAATATGGTACGTTGGGAATTTCATTTCCCAACTGGAAGCAAAATAAATTAATTATAGGTGTTATTGCTATTTTTTCATTTGTTTCATGTATTATTACTGGATTTGTTGAAGATATTGTAAATAAATTAAACTAACTAAATTTCCCAATTAACCATGTAACAAGTGAAACTGCTGCAACGGCCCATGCAGTAATATAATATTTAGACAATTCAAACTGAAGATAATTTATAAATTGACAAACAGGCGAACCTAAACGGATTACTGATGTAAATAATCCCCAAAAACCTGTTCCAACACACATGGAAATATATACATGAATTAATACATAATGTAAAGTTGCAATACTCAATGCGACCAATGCAAATTTTAACACACTATTATCTTTAAGAATATTCTTTATTTTTTGAAGAGACATTTTAGAGCGAATTGATTTTTTTTATATAAATAAAAAATCAATTTTTTAATTTCGATTATAATATTACGTAAAAAAGAAGATAAACATAATAAATAAATTATATTATAAATGTCGGTAATAGAAACAATACACGAAGTAAGTGAAGAAAATTTAGGTTCATCAAGTGATGAAGATGATACACATAAAGTACTGGAACACGATGCAAGTCGAAACTGCGATGAAAACAACAAAGAAATGATAGATGATTTAGAAGAATTTATTGACAATTGTGTTCAAAAAAATCTCAGTATTGAAAAACATATATCAGAAGAAACGGATGAACATGATACAATAGATCTTAACAAAACAGTATACTGTGAAGATCCTCTCGTTTTTACAATAGATAACTATTTAACAGATGAAGAATGTGATCATTTTATTAATATTAGCAAGGATAAAATGCAAAGGGCAGTCGTTTCTGATAACAAAAAAGGATACGTATCTAAGGGAAGAACCGGTTCAAATCATTGGGTTACTCATAATCAAGATGAAATTACATCACAAGTTGGAGAAAGAATTGCAAAGGAGGTTGGACATCCATTAATAAATTCTGAAAAATACCAAGTTATTCATTACAATAAAACTCAAGAATACAGACGACATTATGATAGTTGGGAACATGATTATTCTGAAAAATCTCTCCGGTGTATGAAATACGGAGGTGCGAGATTATTAACTGCTCTGTGTTATCTCAATGATGTTGAAGAAGGTGGTGGAACAAGTTTCCCAAAATTGGATATCGTAGTTAAAGCAAAAAAGGGGAGAATTGTATGTTTTGAAAATACATATAAAAATAGTCATGTTAAGCATGAGTTAGCAGAACATGCGGGTATGCCGATTATTAAAGGAGAGAAATACGCATTTAATTTGTGGTTTAGGGAATGTCCAAGAAGTGTACTTTACAAAGATTTTAATCCAGAATACTATAAAAAGGGGGAACCTATTATTAGAAAAAGAATTGAAGATAATTTAAAAAGAGAAAACTCTCATACACTTGGTAAAATAAATAAATCGCATCCTCTTATTATGAATTATTTATTAAAAGATAATATATCATCTGACGCCAAATTTTTAGACAATCCTATTTATAATTTAAGAAAGGTAGAAAATTTTATAGACGATGATTTACATGAAAAAATTATAAACAATACAGAGTTTAATGGTAAAACGGGAAGAAGTTCTTGTTGGGTAAAAAAATCGAATGTTCCTAATTTTACCCAAAAATTGGAACAATTATTGGGTATACCGAGCGAATTCTATGAAAATTACAATGCTATTCAATATAACCCAAATGAAAATCACAATAATTTTTTAGATGCATATGATTTAACATCAGATGCTGGTAAAAAATACTGTTCTACATTGGGTCAAAGAGTATATACAGTTGTATTATTTTTAACTAAAAATATAGAATATAAAATGACAAAAATACATCAAAAATATGTTTCGCATGGAGACGATCTTTTAATATATAAAAATACAGAAGAGAAATGTAACCAACGTAATTCAATGTACACACATAGTGTCTTAAATAAAAGTCATGAACACGGTGTTATTTTAAATATTTATATACGTGAAAAAACTAGTAATAATAAAAGCATTTGTGATAATGAAAAATTTACGACATTGTTAGAAAATAATGAAATAAAAGAGATAGACACTAAAGAGACGGTATCTAAAGAGACGGTATCTAAAGAGACGGTATCTAAAGAGACGGTATCTAAAGATGTAAAAGAAAAAACAGAAGATAAAACGGATAATATTAAATTGGAAATAAAAGAAACAGAAGATTACCAAGAAACATATGATAAACTTTTTACTGATTTTAAATCTGGAAAAATTAATAGGAGTTGGAGAAATAAGAGTTTAACATTTACACACAAGTTACCCATAGATACTTTTAGAAATTTTTTAAACGATATTGAGAAGGAAAAAAGTAAATATGAAAATAGATCACTTATTAATCCAGAATTATTAGAACGGGACTATATATTTGACGAATATCATCCCCTTGCCCTTGATAATATTTTACGACCCGGGGTTATCGATATTTTCAAGGATTTATACCAGACAGCAATTAAAAATGATATTTTCCCGTTAGGTGATAAACAATCCCAAAGATATAAATCTCATAACGAATCTGTAGCAAGAGTTTTACACTATGAAATTTTACCTATTATTGAAAAAATCACGGGGGAAAAAGTGTACCCAACATATACATATACATCATTTTATGTAAAGGGTGCTGATTTACCATCACATACAGATAGAAAAGAATGTCAATATACTGTGTCATTTATTGTAGATAAACCGGTAGGTTCTACTTGGAATATTTATGTAGATATGAAAAATCAAGCAAGGAAAAATATAGGTAGGTGCCAACCTATAAGTGAAAAGAAGGATTGTGTCCCAGTTGATTGTGATGCAAACGGATTGATGATTTTCTGCGGAGAAGACCATTGTCATTTTAGAGAAAAATTAGAACATGATTACTATAATATATTATTATTACACTACCGTAGAATTGATTAGTATATCTGATATAATTATTGATATATAATTATTGATATATAATTATTACAATATTGTAGAGATTTAATTATTATTATAAAAACATACTTAAAAAAACAACCATTAATATTACATAAATCATGAGCGATACAAATGATACAACCCCCCCCAGCGTAGAAAATAGCGATCTTCTTTTAGGTCGTGTAAAATGGTTTAATAACCGTGCAGGTTTTGGTTTCGTAACCGTCCTTTCTGGCGACAAGAAAAACGAGGATGTGTTTGTCCATCACAGTGGCATTAATGTAGATACTGAGCAATACAAGTATCTTGTCCAAGGTGAATATGTTTCATTTGTTTTGAAGTCAAGTGACAGTACTGATCATCCATACCAGGCTGGTTCTGTTCGAGGTGTTCTTGAAGGACCACTTATGTGTGAGACTAGAAATGAAAATCGTAGTGCTAGAGAAGGAGAGGATGGTGGTCAATCTAGAGAATCGCATAGAGGAGAACATGGAGGACATGGAGGACATGGAGGACAAGGTAGAGGACAAGGTAGAGGACAAGGTAGAGGAAGGAATAATCGTAATGTAAGGCCAAGAGGCGGTGGTCCTAGAAGTTACAATAAACCCAATGATGGTCAATCTTGGGTATTGGAGAGATCTAATAATTCGAACGATAATTCTGAAGACGCATAAACCGTATACACATTTTATACAATAATAATTTTAATGTATAAATTGATTTAAAGATTACTCCATTAATGTAGAATATAAAATGTCCCAAACAGACAAAGTTGTAGATACCAATCAAATTATTAGCAAAAAAGTTGAAAGTAATGTAAATGAAGAAATTCATACACAATTTGTAGAAGTTATTCAAATTCTCAACACATTTAAAACTACTATTACAACTCTATCGTCACAACTTAAAGTTTTAGAAAGAAAGGTATTAAAAAACATGAAAAAATTAGAAAAGGAAAGTAAAAAAAATAAAAACAAGGGTAATCGTAAAGCATCTGGTTTTGCGGTTCCTACTAAAATTTCAAAAGATTTATGTAAATTCATGGGTGTTACTGAAGGTACACAATTAGCCAGAACGGAGGTTACCAAATATATTATTCAATATATTAAGGACAATGACCTTCCAGATAAATCAAATAGAAAAATCATTAAGCCAAATACGAAACTTAAAAGTCTTTTAAAGACTAAGAAGGATGATGAGGTTACATACTTCAATCTACAAAAATATATGAATAAACATTTTATTACAAAGTAAACAGTAAGATGTAAATAAATTGAATAATAGTTAATTATTAAATAACTATTATTAAAATGAGAACAAGATTAAAAAATGAACTTATTAAACATTGGCATGATGGTATAAACTTGACAAATAATGCATTTATTGAAAATTATGAAGATATTATAAATCGTCTTGAAAGCCATTTTGACCCAGGACCTATAAATATACATATAATTAATGATGAATTTGATAAAGTATTTTTAATTACACTCGAATTTAATGATAATTATCCATTTAAACCACCAAATGTTATGGTTAACACGATCTATAATTATAAACGGTTGCTTGTGAATATTAATAATACAATTGTTAAACAAACATTAGGATTGGAATGTTTGTGTTGTAGTTCTATATTATGTAAATGGGCACCTTCTTATAATATAAGCAATATAATAGATGAAATTTCTTTAAATTTACATTTAAAATTACGGAGTTCGAGTATTAATGTTGCTCATTTATTTACAATGAATGTTTTTGGGCATTATTTACCGATCGAAGAATTTTTATAAAATCATTACATATATTATATGGCAGATATTATACCACATTATGATAGTATTACATATAGCGCTGTAGCAGGAAGCATATTAACCCTATCTATTATTTACGGCTTATACGCGGTTAATGCAAAGAGAAGTTCTTTTATTGTCAGTTGTTTAGCAATATTATTAAGTGATCCACTTGCACATGTAATGGCTGAAAATATAGCAAATAATCACACTGACCCAATTGGTATTTTCGCATTTTTTATACATCTTGTATCTCAATTACTTATTGTACTTATTTTTATTTATTCGTCAACCATTGAATGGGGAATACGTATTGCCACTATTTTTTCTATTGTAACCACAGGATTTTGGATTATGTATCAACATAATAATGTTGCCTATACTGCAGCAAGTTTGGGAGCAATATTACTAATAACATATTTTATTTATTTAATGGAAAAATCTCTAGGAACACATAAAAAGATAAATTGAATAATTATAAGTTCATTATTTTATATAATATATAAATCATTATTTCATATAAATATGAAATATTGTAACGGAAAATTCGATATTGAAGATGCATCCAAATACTTTGATCTCTTTCCATTTGAACTAAGTGATTTTCAAAAATGGTCCATTTACTCAATTGTAAATGGAAAAGATACAATGGTATGTGCTCCAACGGGTAGTGGTAAAACTCTTCCTGCTGAATTTGCAATTAAGTATTTTACAGATATGGGTAAAAAGGTTATTTATACAACACCTATCAAGGCTCTTAGTAATGAGAAATTTTATAGTTTTCAAAAGAAATTTCCAAATATCTCATTTGGTCTTCTGACAGGAGATAATAAATTTAATCAAGAAGCACAGGTTATTATTGCTACGACAGAAATTTTACTCAATACTCTACAAAAACAGAAATGTATTGAAAATTCTATTGTAGATAAAAATAGTCTCAACCTTGATTTTGCTATTGATATAGAAGGGGAAGTAGGTATGGTTGTGTTCGATGAAATTCATTACATCAATGATCCACATAGAGGTCATGTATGGGAAAAATCTATTATGTTTTTACCCAAAACGGTTCAATATCTAGGATTATCGGCTACTATAAATAAACCTGAAAAACTGTGTGAATGGAATGAAAATCAATTGTTCGGTGCAAAGAGAAGTGAGATGTATTTATGCATTTCAAATTACAGAAATGTTCCCTTGTTTCACTATTCTTTCATGGCTTTACCGCAATCTCATCTAGATTCTATATCAAAATCATACAAAGAATTATTTAATAAAATGACGAATAAGCCAGTATTATTGAAAGAACAAGATAAACCATTTATGGAGAGAAATTATTATGATATGCGAAAACTATTGAAATATAATTATGAAAATAAGATCCAACCCAATAGCACATTTGTATTTAATGAGATGGTGAATTATCTCAAAACGAATAATATGCTTCCGGCACTGGCATTTATATTTTCTAGAAAGCAATGCTATGTATGGGCTGGTAAAGTTCAGAGATCGTTATTTGAGGATGGATCTAAAGTGCCTTCAACCATTGAACAAACCGCAACAAAAATATTAATTTCAAAATTGGACAATTGGAGAGAATATGTGAAATTGCCAGAATTTCAAAATATTGTTAAACTTTTGAAAAAGGGAATCGCTGTTCATCACAGTGGAGTAACACCTATTTTTAGAGAAATGATCGAGTTGTTATATAGTGAGGGGCTTATAAGATTATTGATTGCGACTGAAACCTTTGCAGTGGGTATTAATATGGGTATCCGGTCTGTTGTATTTACAGGTCTTACAAAATACGACGGTAAAGGGTTCAGATTTCTACATTCACATGAATATGGACAGGCGTCGGGAAGATCAGGTAGACGTGGAAAAGATCCAGTGGGGTATGTTTTTCATCTGAACAATTTATTTGATTTACGTAACAATAATCCTAGTTTTGATGAATACAAAAAAATGCTTAGTTGTACACCACAAACACTTGCTTCAAAACTTAGCATTGACTATAGTTTATTAGTTTCACTCATGTATACTGGTAACAATGAATTTGAAGCATTTATGAGAAATAGTATGTTATCTAATGAGATCGGGCAACAAGAATTAGCCATTAAAAAATTGTTTGTTACAGTAAGTGAAAAATATGCAAATAAGAAGAAAGGTTTTGAGTTTCTTAAAACTTCAAAAAGTGCTCTCAGTAGGTATTCGGAATTAGAAAATATACTAGAGTTATCAAATAAGAAAAAAAAGAAGAAAATACTGCTTGAGATGAAGACCATTCGAGAGGATAAATCATTTGAGAATGATTATAAATATTTTAAGGAATACATTAGTATCTGTTCCGAATTAGAGAAATTGTCAAAAAGAAAAGAAAATACATCCAAATATTTTGAAAATGAAATATCTCTCCACTTACGAGTTTTAAAAGGTGAAGGATATATTGAGGAAGATTTGGAAAATGAAACATTAACAGAGAAGGGAAAAATATCAGCGAACATTCATGAAGTGCATTCGTTGGCTATGGCTGATTTAATGGATGATGGTGTTTTTAACAACTTATCGCCCGAAGAGATAGTATCTGTTGTTAGCGTATTTACAGGTATTCGGTTGGGTGATGCTGACAAATATATCACAGTTGATCATATAAATTGCGATAAGAAAATCATCGATTGTATTAAAAAAGTAAAAAAACAATTGGATCATTGGTATGATATTGAAACCATGGCACAAACCAATTTTACACAAAATTATGATATTCAATATGATATGAGTGAGTTTATGTATAAATGGTGTTTGGCTAAAAATGAAGAACAATGCATGGTTATTTATAATGAAGCAAAGGGTTTTAATATTTATATAGGTGAATTTGTGAAGGCTATATTGAAAATTAAAAATATTTGCAAGGAGTTGGAACAGGCTTGTATTATACAAGAAAACGTTAGTTTATTGAATAAATTAAGTAAAATTCCAGAATTGATATTGAAGTCGATTGCGACAAATCAGTCGTTGTATTTGTAATTAATAGTATTAGTAAATATTATTTAAATACGACTTTAAATATTATATCAAAATGGGAAATTCACTTTCACACGAAGATGCAGAATTAATTGCGGAACATTTGGTAGATTGTTATAAAAAACATCCACAGTTATTTGTTGGAACTATTTTTTTGACAACATATATGATTTATTATCTTCTATGAGAACATTATATTCTAAAATTACATTTGCCTGATAAACATTGAGGATAATCATCAATATCCTCTCTCGTCAATGTATTATGAAAATAAAACCCCCCACTTGTCCAGGGAACTTTAATCCACGCATTATCAATGCCGTACTGCTTTGTCCTTGGCCAGTTGTGCCACCTAGCCACCAACTACGCGCCCCCCTATCTACCCGCAACTCCACCGCAATCTACCCTTCAATCTACCCACCAAGGAACAAGGAAACTGGATTATCAGGCGCGAAATGGATTACCGGCGCAATAATTCTTCTTTTATTTAGAGAGAACGTTTTCTCCTGCGTTTTCTTTTTGTTTTTTTTCTACTTTTTCTTTTTCTTCTTTTTCTTGTTGTTTTACGTAATTTTAAAGTTTTAAATTTTAAAAGACACAATTCTGAATTAAATAGTCTTTTTGTAATTAAATTATTAAATGATTTATCAAATACGTATTTAATATTAATTGGTTTGAATGATATACCATATAAAAACATCTTATTATTAAAATGTTTATCATCTGTATATTTACAAGGAGTTTTTGACCACCAATCAACTAATTTAAACAAGTATGGTTTTCCTTTGCATTTGTATTCATCAACATCCTTTCTAAAATATCCTGAAGCAAATACTGAATCACTTATAACTTTAATATTTTTATATAATGTAGTATCAAATTCTGGATTTTTTACTATTTTAGTTGGATGTTCCATTGCATCTATTACTATAATATCTTGCGTAGTTTTATCGATTAAAATAGCAAATGTATGTTCATAATTGTGTGAAACCAATTTCATTTTTTTATTTACTAATTCACCGTGACCACCAATTGTGTATACCGATTCACACAAATATGTATTATTTATATCATTGTAATATAAATATATCCTCATTAAATATAGTAATAAAAGTCTATGTTCTCTACAATCTCCAGTAAAATATAATAACATAGATAGACTTGTTGGTACAAATTTATTCTTATATTTTTCATATGTTTCTATATTCATACACATATTACGGAAACTATTTGTCATTAAAACAAAATGCATCCATCTGGCTTTATTACCATCATTAAACAAAAAAGTTCTTAATTTTTCTTGTACCAATTCGATACATTTTTCTATAACTAATTTTATATTTGAAATAGGTATGTCCATAATTCCATATTCTTCTAATACTTTTTTAAGATATAGAATATCTTTTTTATTTATTATGTAATCAGGATAACGCGCCCCGATCATTCGAATACCACCCATTATAATGTAATATTTTTTGGGATTATCGAATATGGTTTTTATTGTTGGTAATCCAGGCGAATTATCATATAATTTTTGATAACTTTTATTTTCAAATTTTATTTTTTCCTTTTTAAATGCACATTTTTTAAATTTTATTTTATTTAATTTATCTATTTCTTTTTTGTTATTATCAAGAAACGTAGTTGAAGAATATTTTTCAGGATTTTTTATAAAATTTATGAAATTTTTCATTATATATATATATTATAAAAATAAATATATGAAATTAAATATCATCTTTTAAATGTTCAAAGTTTTATTAGATCTCTACGGGAGTAAAAGTTTTAGCATATGAGTTAGACATTTGACGACCAGACATTGCTGTCGCAATTTGCGTAAAAAACATTAAAAAAGTAATTAACTTCATTTATAATTTAATTACTTTTTTTCTTTTAAATTGTTTACAAATATTTATTCAACAATTCTTTCTAGTCTAATTTTCTTTTTCAAATTCACTTCATCTTGAAACATATAAATTTTAAACTTTTGCATCGTCATATTGTCTATATTAAATTTTGATGTATATTGATTCACCATCTTTATTTTAGGTAGATATACCATATATTGATATGTACTATCTCGTCGTGTTTTATCTCGTTGTGTTTTATTTCGTCGTGTTTTATCAAATATAAACCCGTCCAACTCTTTATCTAACAATTCATAATTATCGGTACACAATGATAATAAATTACAATCATTTTGCACTTTACGTACAGATTTCATCGTTGTATTGATATATTCTAGACTATTTATCCAATAGTCATAAAATTTTCTACCATCATCGCTCATTGTTTTTATATTGAGTTTTTCTTGTAATATCATAATGTTCAGTAAATCAACTAATCTTCTAATAGGACTTGTAATATGTACATATGCGTCAAATTTCAAAATCTCATGTCCTGTTATATTCTCAAACTTCGTGTATTCACTGCCAGAACTGTTCCAATATTTCATAAACTTTTTAATATCTGGTGAAATGGGCGATGATAATGTTGGAGGGGGTTTTAATGAGACAGATCGGAAAATACCGGTTTCGTGTTTTTCCAATTCTTTTGCACAAATATAGTTCATAGTAATCATCAAATAGGCGACAACGTCATGACTATTATCTATTGTGTCCATATATTTCATGGAGTTGTTCATTTGCCTGGTAACGGTAAGAAGTTGTTTATAATCGGAATGATGTTCTTGTTCACCAGTGTCATATCTTAAATTCTTAGTCACTTTTATGACAGTATTATGAAATTCTTGTTTTGTAATTTGAAAAGTTTCATTATCAATATATAGTTCTAATACAAATGCAAACCGTGTGTCATTTTCAACCAAACTACACAACGAGTCTGATAAAACAGCAGGTAACATAGGCCTTTTTCTATCCGGAAGATAAATTGTAGTAATCCGATTACCAAAAGAATTCCAAAGTTCTAAGGTATCCATCCACAAAGATACGTTTGAAATATAGATGCTAACTCGAGTTGTATTTTCATACGGTTCAATGCTTAATGCGTCGTCAAAATCTTTGCTTTCTTTGGGATCTATGCTGAAAATATTGCGATCTGTGCGATAATCTACTAGATCGTAAGTTTCGATCATAGATTCAATATATCCCGGTGTTTGTTTAAGCATATTCAATGCTTTTTTGGTCATATTTTGAATAGATGTATTAAAACCCTTGCAATAAAGTTGATATTCGTAAAAATGGTCGAGATGATCTACATCTCCAAAGACGTTTACGATTTGCCCACAAGGATGTTTGTCAATCCAACTTTTAAATTTAAAAACAATGTATTTATTTTTATGAGCCTTATTGAAGACATGTCTTATTTTATAGGGAACAATAAATATTGGTAATTTTTTGTCATTTGGGATGCATTTGTATAGAAATTTGTCTTTGTGTTTTCCAAATGTTTTATTATCTTGCAATACCAATATGCCGGATATACCTTTCATAGTTCTTACGGATGAATGCAATACTCTTGGGTGATCCGCGTCGATATCAAATATGTCTTGGTTGAAAAGTTTATTTGTGATGGGATTTAACATTTTTGGCATACATATGGGTTTCAATGTGTAAGCATCTACAACTGAAACTTGGGTGTAGTTTCTGTCTTCTATATTTAATTTATACATGTATAAATTAAATTATATATATTATTAAGTTTCAATTTTTGTTTCCTCCTTTTTTACATCGATTTTTTCAAACATATCGCGTTTTACATTTTGCTGTTGCAGTAATTTCATAACAAGATCAGGAGAATTTGCCAAAGAACTCATAAAAGTTCTATAACTAAATTTACAAATCGATGAAAATGACGTAAATTTTATCGTATACCACCAATACGCAGGAATATATACAATTTGTCCAGGTTTCAGAGTCAAATCCAACACCTTTATTTTATCAAAATTATTTTTATACTGATCCTGTATTTCCCACAAATCCAACGGGGACGAGAACTCATAATTGTCATAATCCTTGTTTTCATACAAATATTTTGTCTTAATTGGTGGAACCAACTTTATATTTATTTCACCCGATGTCACATAATAATAATTACGATAATTCAAATTATATCTCAATGGTGTTTTAACACCTACTTCCCCACATAATAAATCATATTCACATTTTGACACCATCGGTGGTCTCAAAAAGCCATCGTTGTATTGCATTTTCTTTATTAACCCGGTTTCTATTAAAAAATCTTGATTTTTCTCACTAAAATATTTTTTACTTTCACCTTCACGAAAGATAGTAAGTGCTTCTTTTAGAAGAAATGGTAGATATTGTTCAGTATTTTTGTCATGATTATTATTATCTCTTAAATTCACATCAAATGCTCCATATTCTGTCTCTAAATTTTCTATGTTACATTCATTCATTAAGTTTTCATTAAAAAAATCAAACACTACAGGCTGTCTAATATTACAAATCTCTTCCAATGTTTCCTTAGAAGGAGCCTCTATTGTATAGACTTCTAAATCATTGCTACACTTCAAATGGTAATTTATATGCAAGTAAAGGAAAAGAATTACTGAAAATATGAATACCGCTAGTATGTACTTTATCATTATAAGTATTTAAGAAATCTTATTTAAATTTTTTCCGTAATATATATTAAATGAAAAAACATGAAATGATAGAAATTAATGATTTCAAAATTATATTGAATAACGTACCTGATGCTAAAACAACAATGGTTGAAGCCTATATAAGCAGTGGTTATATAAATGAACATGAAGAAAATGAAGGAATATCACATTTGCTAGAACATGTTTTGATTGATTCATGGGACAAATGTGGAAAATTAGGTTGCAGTGATTATTGGAAAAAAAAAGGAGTATTAACCAATGCATCAACTGGTCAAACAACGGTTCAATATTATATTCATGGCTTAGCGAAAGATCATATAGAAATGATTGATTATATTACAAGCATTACATTAAAGCCTAGAATTAGCAAATTTCTCATTAAAAAAGAGGTAAATGCCGTTTATAATGAATTATTAATTCATGCTGCCCATCCAATGATGGATTTGTATCATTTATTGAATAATATGTTGTTTCGCCTTACAGGGTTACAACTGCAAGATGATATTAAGTTGCAAATTAAAAACTTGAAAACATTTACGGTTGATAATTTAAATGCGTGGGTTAAAAAATTTTATGGATCGGGAAATATTATTTTTGTTATTTCTGGAAAATATACAAAAACAAAAGTTCTAAGTCTTCTAAAGAAAAATTTGACTAAAGTAAATCCCATTAAAATTATTCCCAAATATAGTGATATTTTCAAACAAGGATTGGATATACAATTTTTAAAAAACACCAAAATAGACAATACTAATATTGTATTAGCATTTCATTCTCCAATTTATCAAAAAGACCCTGAAATTTTCTACATTGATTTCTTTAAAGAATTTATAGGTAGTGGGGTGACTTCGTTTATAATGAGCGAATTAAGAGAAAAAAAGAATTTAATTTATAATGTAACCGTTGATAATTATACAACACCGTATGGTACTTATCTTACAATAGAGATTTCTACTAAAAATAAAAATATAGAAGCAGTTATATTTGGGGTTATTACAATTTTGAAAAATTTAGTGCGTGGGAAATTTTCACATGAGTATCTAAAATATGTAAAAAAGGCTTATATGGTAGAGCATCATTCGCAATGTAAAAATAATGAATATTTTAATGATTTTTATGGTCAGCAATATATTAATCAATTATATAATCCAACTGAAGAAATGAATATATTAGAGCCAGATGACGTTACAAAAAATATAAAGAACCTTGAAAAACTAAAGTTTGTACTATTCTTAAAAAAATTAATTATTTTTTCAAATATGAAAATCGCATATCAAGGGAAGAGAGAGGTTAAAAATCTACAATCTTTGGTGCTAAAAAGAATCTAATATAATTTTGTACTTCATCATCCTCATTATCTTCATCCATTGGAAAGTCTAAATCATATTGTAATTTCATGGGATATTCTGTGCCAAAATGTATTTTTGTTACAGCATTGAGTTTGGAAAAGGCTACCATTTTAACAAAATAATTCATACTAAATGACAAATTTATATTAGTATCTTCAGCAATCGCATACATGCAAATTTGATCTTCTTCCATAATAGCATCCATTGATCCTAGTTCTCCGCTACCTTTAAATATGATTTTTTCACCACAATTTACATTTAAATCGCTACCAAAAAGACTGAGTTGCGAGACAATATTTGATAGATCAGACGAAAGAATTTCAATATCAGCATCATAATCTACTGTAGGAATCTCAAGAAGTTCAGAATCAATGTCCATGAGTGTTAATTCGAATTCTTTAGTTATTCCTGTCTGACCCTCGCTGGGATAAAGTGTTATATTTAATTTGTCTTCATCATCGGTCTTCATACGAATATTTTGACTATCTTCTTTACAGTTGATAATTTTATGTATGAGTTCGCAATTAATTCCTAGCCTCAAATCTTTACCGTCGAACTTATATTCATTAAACCAGAAAGATTTTATTTCTATTTCAAATAGACAGATATGACCTGAATCCATACCTTGAATATAGATGCGGTTTTCTTGGACATGCATTTCTACATCTGTTGAAATATTCTTTAAATTTTTAAAGATAAGTGAAAACTGGTTTATTTTTTGCTTATTAGTTAATACTAATTCCATGGTTTGATAATAATAATAAATATATGTTTATTATTATTTCAATTTTTATAGTATGTTTAATTATTTTTATCGAGATTATTTTTCTATAATTTCTAATGTCACATTAGGTTTTTCCGAGGACTTAGGTTTTTCGGAGGGTTTAGGTTTTTCTGAGGACTTAGGTTTTTCGGAGGGTTTAGGTTTTTCGGAGGGTTTAGGTTTTTCTGAGGACTTAGGTTTTTCTGATGGCTTAAGTTTTTCTGAGGACTTAGGTTTTTCTGATGGCTTAAGTTTTTCTGAAGGTTTATGGGTTGTTGTATCGTTTTTTTTCGGAATAATGGGTGTTTTTTGTATAATTTTATTTTCTAAAATCCTCATCTTCTGTTC